CTTCAATCTCTGATAACTTTTGTTGTATAGCTGTTTGTTCTGGTTGTTTAGGAATTAATTCTACATCTAAATAGAATCCAGCTTTTTGATGTTTAATAACATCATTCTCATTCATTTTAACAACATGAGTAATACGCTCAGAATCTTTAAGATCTGTTGCATAGTATGGAACTACTAAATCATCTGCAGGTATAAATTTAGATACTGCACGTTTTAATATTTCATCATAATAAATCTTTTTAAATGCTGATCCTGATAATGGTAAGTAAAATAATAATTGATCAAAGTCTGGGGTGTACTCTTCCATTTCTTCCATCAACATATAGTTCATGAAATCTTTAACTCTTTCTGATTGTTTTAAAATATCTGGTGTCTCTAATCCAACTACTTCAGTTCTTACTGGACCTTCTGCTGGTAATAATTCTTTGTAAGCTTGTGCTTGAAATTGTGTAACTGATTCTGCAAGCATAGGATGTGTAACTCCTGTTGCTCCTTGGAACGGTCTAGTCATGTCTTGGTATTTAAATCCTAATAGATCTAAACCTTGAACATAAGTTTGTTCCCAATCTAATCTTGATACTCTATCTTTTTTATAATCTGCAATAAGATCTAAGGCTAGACGACTTAGTGCTCTTTCGTCCATAGTCTCAGCAAGATTACCGTAAAAGTTTTCATCTACGATTTCTTCTGGAACTTCGTCTTCTTCAGGAAGAACAACATCTAAACCTTCTTCAGGAATAGAGTTGTCTTCCATTGGAAGCTCTTCATTAATCTTATCTACTTCAGCCATTAAAAAAGTTTAGTGGGTTTACTTCTTGCTAATTTGTTTCCTCTTGCAACTACTGATCCGCCTTTAGATGCTTTCATCATTTTACCTGCCTTAGCACCTTGCATTCCACTTAATCTTGCTCTTAGTTTTGCTCTAGGACTATCAGAAAGTTCATCTCCTCTTAATGATGCTATTCTTTGTTTTCTAGCTGCTTCATCTAATTTAAATGCTTCTACTGATCCTCTTGTTGGTGCAACAGTTGATGCCATTCTGTCTGCGCCTTCCATTTGGTTAAATGCAGTATCTCTTGCTTCTCTTCTTGCAATATCAATACTTGATTCAGGTGCTGCGTACATTGATCTACGTGCTGGGCCTTCCATTGCGTTGATGTCTGCTTCTGCTCCTTCTAACTTAGCAATTTCCATTGGACTTTTTTGTCCTAATACTTTAGACGCGCCGTATGCTGCAGCGAGACCTAAACCTATTTTAGCTAAATCGTTTAATTTTTTTCTTGCCATGGTTGTTTCTCCTTGTTGTTATAACAAGTTTATTTTAACATGCAATGATAATTAGGACTATACTTTACAGTAAATCGCCAATGTATCCACCGCTTTTTACCTTGATTTCTCCACCTTCTTGTTTCTTATTCTTCATGGTATAAAGCTCTTGCTCTAATATATCTACCTTATCTACATCGCCTTTGACTTTGGCTTCTTCTAATAATTGTAATAACTGTGTGTATCTACTAGCCATTAAATTAAATCCTTAATGTAGTCTTTTCCTTTACCTACTTCTACTGATCCACCTGATTTAAATCTTTTAGTAATACCAAATCTAATTTCTTTTCCTTGTGGATTTTTTGATACACCAACACCAGCGGTTGTTGATTTATCTTCTGAAGTATATCTTGCTCCAAGTCCGAGGTCCGTGGAGCTTGATCCTGCAATACCATATTCTGTTTGACCCTTCTTAACATTTGCTCCTATGACTGGCTTTTGTTTTTCAACATCTACACCAGCAGCAATATTTGCGTATTCACCTTTTGACTTATCTAATAAATCTTTATCAACTAAATTTGTAAGATCAATTGCAGATCCTACAACCCTGTCACCAAGTGTTCTAGAAATTTTATTTAACGTACCCACTTAGAACACGCCTCTAAAAGGAACCTTCTTCACTTGAATTGGTTTTTGTCCTCTAGCGAAACCACCTTCCATAAATGATTCTGTATCTGTAACATTTGGAATTGGTTTAGCTGCTGTACCTTTTAAACTTTCATATGATACAGGGGGTTTTTCTTGATCGTAGAATCCTGGTTTGAATTCATTGCGACTCATGTATGGATCTTTTTTATTTTTCTTTGACATAATATCTCCTAGTATAGTTTAGCGGGTCTTGTGCCACGGATCGCGGCTCCCGTGCCTCTTACAGCACCACCTTTAGAGAATGCTTGTCCCATTCCTCTTTCGGCCATTCCTCCGCCTCGTTTGTTTTTAGTTCTTAACATTTTAAAATCTTCTCCAGATATTTTACCATCTTTGTTAACATCTAGTTTAGATTGCTTACCTGATAATCCACCCATCATATCACCTTCTGCTGCTTTTTTCATTTTAGATTGACCTGCTTCAGATAATGCAATAGCGATTGCTTGTTTAGGATTTTTTACAACGGGTCCTTTTTTACCAGAATGTAATTCTCCTTTTTTAAATTCTCTCATTACTTTTCCAATTTTCTTTTGAGACTTAGTCATAGCACCTTTAGATGCTTTAACCATTTTACCAGATTCAGTTTCTTCGTAGCCTTCTTTTTCCATTTTAGTTTCTCTACCTTCTTTCATTGTAGATTCTCTGTCTTCATGTAGCTTAGACATGTCTTTAGCTTTTTTCATAATTAAAATACTCCTTTAAATTTTGTTCCTCTGATCGCGATCCCATTACCACGAGCCATACCACCACCTGCTTTTTTATCTATTTTAAGTAAAGGCTTTGATGCAATATTTTCTAGTACATCTAATAAACCATCATCTGTAGGTTTAGGTAATTGCCCTGCTTTTTTTAATTGGATAAATACTCCGCCTGGTGATTCTTTTTCTTTTGGCATAATGTCTCCTAATAATATTTATATTCTTTTTGAACTCTATCCATAGGATCTTTCCAATCGGACCCTGTCTCAATAAAGTTACCTTGACGGTATCTTAACACAGCTTGTGTAGTACTATCAACATAGTCATCGTACTCTCCATGAGGAAAGGCAGCACATTCTTCAATAACCTCTTCTGCAAAGTGTTCTCCTTCTGGATACCATACGGACCCTCCTTCAAATACAGGGGCACAAGCATTAACTCTAGAATGCTTATCTTTTCCACGTGATGGTGTAAAAGGAATTACAGGTATACCCATTCTTCTAAACTCATGGGTCAAAGGCTCACCAGAAGCTTTAGCTTCAATAATAACAGAATCAGGTTCCCAGTATTTATATTGTTCCATAGCAACTGCTTTTAATTCTGGAAAATCATATTTACCCTTCATTGCATCTAACAATATTAAATTAGGACCCCCTCCTTCTTCTGGAGTAAATATACCCCACGTAGTAATAGCAGAATAATCCGCAGACTCTTTTGCACTGAATGCAGTATCATAACTTTGTATAACATGTTGTAGATGTGGAATATGTTCTTTCTCCCAAGGCTTCCACCAATCTCGTTTTAATATAGCACCTTCTTCTGATGTAGGGTTCTGCATATATTGAGCAGACCAGTTACGAACAGGTAGTGTTGCTTTAACTCTTTCTAATTCATCTATTTGCCAGAACTCTGGCCACAATGGTTTACCTGAATCTAATATTGCAGGAAAAGATATTAGTTTCCATTTGTCTGCTTTATTTTCTTTTTGTCCCTTTATCAACATCCCTGTTAAATCGTTCTCGGCCCATCTTGTCATAACAAGAACTATAGATCCGCCTGGTTGCAAACGCTGTCTGGGTCCTGATGAATACCATTCATATGTTCTCTCCATTGCTTTCTTAGATAAGGAATCCTGTTCTGTATGTGGGTCATCTATAATTAATAGATCGGCACCTCGTCCAGTAATTGCTCCGCCGACCCCCGCAGCAAAGTATTCACCGCCATGATTAGTTTCCCATCTACCTTTAGCTTTAGAATCTTCTCGTAATTTAACATCTCCAAATATTTGTTTGTATTCTTTTGAATCAATCAAGTTACGGATCTTCGCTCCGAACCTTGCTGATAATTCAGCATTGTGTGTTACTTGCATTAATTTTAATTTTGGAAACTTACCCATCATCCAAGCAGGAAAGAATACAGAAGCAAATTCTGATTTGGTATGTCGGGGAGGCATATTAACAATAAGGCGCCCTTTTTTCTGATTTGCTATATCAGTAAACTCTTTAGACATGATTTGGTGATGGCCCCACTTTGTAGGGTCCTTTTCTTTACGCATGATAATATCAGGCCAAACCTCCTGAACAAAATATAAAAAATTGTCCTGACAAAGTTTAATGTGTTGAATCCATTTCTTTTCTACTTCTTCGCGTAATCGTTCAGTTGTTAAAAATTCTTTTTCCATGGGTCCTATTTTGATTATACCGTGCTAATTCTTACCTTACTACGTTTATGAATCCTGCTCAAGCTTATCTTGCCTGAGCCTTACTAATTCGCGTTTAGGTTGTATTTTTGGAATTTATTAAAAAGCATAAGGTCAATCGAGTAATGACCCTTAGGACATAGAGCCGAGCCTAACGCCTCGCGCCTCTATGTTATTACGTGAACATACGTGAAGTTATTGGGAGTGATAAGTATAGTTATCGGAAGTAATGCGCAACGTTCCCACAAATTCCCACAAAGTTATTTAACGCGCTCGGCTAAGTCGTTCAGTAGGTACTCGATACCTTGCGCGGTATCATCGGCGCTAGCTAAAAGCCTCGCGCCTAACGGCTCGACCTTATAAGTTTTGAGCCCGCCTTGCTTGCCCACCTTAACTAAGTTAAATACGTGCCCGCCGTGCTTTATAAGCCTAAGTTGCCACGCTATCTGGTACTTACTAAGACCTAAATTCTTAGCTGTTGTCAGTTTAAATTCCAGCCAATAGGCGCGACCCTTTACGATACAAAAGCAGTCAGCACAACCTAGCGTTGTATATGTCTCTATTGATTGAAAGTAATAAGTTTTATTGACGTTTTTAACTCTTTTAATAAATACGTTTTCGGGTTTTCTTGCCACGTTTTATAATACAACTTGAACGCGAATTATACAAGTTAATAACACAACTATAAAGTTAATAAAAAATTATTGACAACTAATATATAATAGTTATTTTAGGGCAATCTTAACAAATAACAAAGGACGTAATATGTTTAGTAAATACACAAAAGACGCGTTAACTATTCTACAAAATGAAATAGTTGACGGCCTAAAAAAAGACGGTTTAAAATATTTTAAATCGTTCAAAGGTTATGGATATCCTAAAAACGCGTTAACGCTTAAAGAATATAACGGCGTTAATTTCTGGGGTTTAAATATCCAAAAACGTAAATTAGATTTTAAAACTAATTTATGGGCAACTAAAAAGGCGTGGTTAAGTGTTGGCGCGACTATCTTAGAGGGTCAAGAAAAAAATGGACGCGCAATATTTTACTATAGTACGTTTAAAAAGAACGATACAGAAAACGAGCAAAAACAATTCGCTTTTTTAAAAGTATCTT